TTCTGATCGCTCAAGAGGCTCACGTATCGCAGGTAAAAACGAAATACATAGGCGTTTAATGGTAGATGAATTTACTGAAAAGCCTATGTTAGTATTTATGGATAACTGCACTAATACTATAGCGCAGATACCTAGCATCCCACTGGACAAAAACAATCCAGAAGATGTAAACACTAAGGCAGAAGACCACTTGTATGATGCTCTTCGTTATGGTATAATGACCAGACCACGTAGCAGTATATGGGATTACAACCCTGCAACACAGCGCACAGGCTTTCAAGCTAGTGACACAACTTTTGGATATTGAATATGGCAGAACAAGAAGAAATGTTTGAAACAGATGAAGTCGTAGCAGCAGAGGACAGCAACGATAGCATACTAGATCAAAAGTCAAGTGTGATTACATTTATTGAAGATAGATATAAACGTGCAGAGGATGCACGATATTCAGATGAAAATAGATGGTTAAGAGCCTATCGTAACTATCGTGGTTTATACGGTTCTGATGTACAATTTACAGACAGCGAAAAGTCTCGTATCTTTGTGAAAGTAACCAAAACAAAAACATTAGCAGCATATGGACAAATAGTAGATGTACTGTTTGGTAACAACTCTTTTCCATTAACGGTTTCTCCTTCCGTACTACCTGAAGGTGTTGCAGAATCTGTGCATATTAATACAGATCCTAACGCAGAAAAAGCAGGAGCTAAATTAAAATCTTTAAGTGAAGATGTTCCTGCTAATAATTATCTACTTGATGGAGTTACTCCTCTAAGACCAGGAACAACTCTACAGGATATTCAAGGAAGACTTGGTGGACTAGATAAAAAGCTAGAGTCTGTTTCTGAAAAGATAGTAGAAGGAGATGGCACTACTGCAACTACAGTAACATTCCATCCTGCAATGGTTGCAGCTAAAAAGATGGAAAAGAAAATACATGATCAGTTACAAGAAAGCGGTGCTAATACACACCTAAGAAGTATGGCATTTGAAATGGCACTACTTGGCACAGGTGTTATGAAAGGTCCGTTTGCTGTAGATAAAGAATATCCTAACTGGGATGAAGAGGGTGATTACAATCCTGTTATCAAAACAGTTCCAGAATGTAGTCATGTAAGTATTTGGGATTTCTACCCAGACCCAGAAGCGAAGTCTATGAATGACGCTGAGTATGTTGTACAAAGACATAAAATGTCTGGTACACAATTACGTGCTTTAAAGACACGTCCTTTCTTTATGGATGATTCAGTTGATAAAGCTATAGCTAAAGGACCAGACTATACTCAGAAATACTGGGAAATGACTATGGAGGATGATGATAATAATCCTTTATCGGAGCGTTGGGAAGTATTAGAGTTTTGGGGTTATGTAGATACTAAAATACTAGAAGAACATGGTGTAAATGTACCTGCAGATTTAAAAGACTTAGATCAAATTAATTGTAATATTTGGTCATGTAACGGTGAAGTATTACGGTTTGTACTAAACCCATTCAAGCCTACACGTATTCCATACTACGCTGTACCATACGAGCATAACCCATACTCCTTCTTTGGTGTTGGTATTGCTGAGAACATGGATGATACACAGACATTGATGAATGGTTTTATGAGAATGGCTATTGACAATGCTGCATTATCTGGTAATCTTATAATTGAAGTAGATGAAACTAACTTAGTTCCAGGTCAAGATCTATCTGTATATCCAGGCAAGGTATTCCGTAGACAGGGTGGTGCAATGGGTCAGGCAATATTTGGTACTAAGTTTCCAAATGTAGCAAATGAAAACATGCAACTATTTGATAAAGCGAGGCAACTAGCAGATGAGTCAACGGGATTCCCATCATTCGCACACGGACAAACAGGTATTAGTGGTGTTGGTCGTACTGCTTCTGGTATTAGCATGCTTATGTCTGCTGCCAACGGAAGTATCAGAACGGTTGTTAAGAACGTAGATGATTATCTAATTGGACCACTAGGTAAAGCATTCTTTGCATTTAATATGCAGTTTGACTTTGATGAAGATATTCGTGGAGATTTAGAAGTACACGCATCAGGTACAGAAAGCTTGATGGCTAACGAAGTACGCAGCCAACGCTTGATGCAGTTCTTACAGGTTGCACAGAATCCAGTACTTGCACCTTTTGCAAAAATGGATTATATTATACGTGAGATTGCTAAGAGCATGGACTTAGATCCTAACAAGGTAACTAACTCTATGGCAGATGCAGCAATTCAAGCAGAGATATTAAAAGGTTTTCAAACTCCAGCAGCACCACAAGGTGAAGGTGAAGGACAAGGACCGCAAGATGTTTCTGATACTTCAGGAGGTGGAGGTTCACAAATAGGTACAGGCACAGCACCTGTTCCTGGCGAAGAAGGATTTACAGGCGATGCACCTCAAGCAGTTGGTGAATGATAAAGAAGCATACTCCCAGTTTCAACAACACATAGATGATCTAATCTATATAAGACAACGTACAATGGAAACAGCTACTGATGCTGTAATTGTGTATAGGCAGCAGGGTGCGATAGACGTACTTAGAAAGCTAAAGCTATTGAAGGAGACACTGAATAATGGCTGAAGAAAATAAACCAGAAGTAGATGAGTTCGGTGACACAAGAGGTGTTGATCCTGTATCAGGCAATCCTATACCAATAGGTTCTACTGCAGAAAACGTAAGAGATGATATACCAGCGCAACTAAGTGAAGGTGAGTATGTCGTACCTGCTGATGTTGTAAACTACTGGGGTTTAAAACTTTTTGAGGATCTAAGAGCAGCAGCTAAAATAGGTTTTCTCAGAATGGAAGCTACTGGACGTATAGGCGGTGATGATGTAGATCCTGAACCACAGCCTGACACTACTGGTTTAGGACTTACATTAGATGATCTAGAAATACTGGACGATGGTCAAGAAGAAGAACCAGAGGCAGAAGGTGCATTCTTAGGTAAGTTTTTCTCAAGGATTATTCGAGGTGATATAGACGATGATGATGATAAACCTAGAGATAGATCTTTCAAAGCTATAAAAGAACGAGCGAAGCAACGTAAAGAAACACGTAATCGAGCAGAAGAAATACTCAAAAAATTAAGAGAAAGACGCAGAGATAAAGATAAAGATAAAGATGGTAAACCTAAAATAGACTTTGGTTTTCGTGGCAACCCTATGGAACGTGCTGCACGTAAGTATGGCACAGATCCTGAACCAACAAAAAATGAACCTTTACGCAATAAGAAAGATCCAGGCAATGTTAGACAAGCCTATAGAGGCATGCCTGAAAAACAAGAGGAAACTTTTGCTGAACGATTAAACTTTCCTGGTTTTGCTGAAGGTGGTTCAGTTGAAGATGATAACATCTTTCAAGAAGGTAACCCAGGAGGTTTTGGTTCAGGCTATGCAAATGAGTATGTAGAAAACACACAAGGTGTTATGGAAGCTCGTGAATATCAGAATGAAGCAGGACATAAAATTATTATTATGTTCCTAGACGGAGAGCCTGTTACACCAATTCCAGATGGTTACTATCCTGTATCAGACGGTGCGGTAATACCTGTGGATCAAGATGCAGCTACAGTCATAGCTAACATGGGTAAAACTGGTAGAGAGGATGATGACCACGATGAAGGTAGTTCTACAATAATACCAACACCTGTAGACTATAAATCATTATCTGTTGATGAACTAGGTAAAATGGTAAAAGATCAAACCAGCTTAAAAGGAGATTTAATATCTGCTGGTATGGGCATAATAAATCCTGTCCTTGGTCTTGTTACTAAGTTTGCTATGTATGATCAAGCTAAGAAAACAGAAGCAGAACTTATTCGTAGATTAGAAGAAGGTGGCGATGATATGCCTATCTACGAAAAAGAATATCTAGAAGGACTCCTTGAAACAGCACAAGCAGATAAGCCTGGGTTAATAAAAAGACTTTTTGGTGACGATGAAGACGCTAAGAAAAAAGCAGGTATTACACCAGAAGAAGAACAAGCTGAAGATGTAGCTGATCCTACATTAGATATTGGTGGCTATGACGCTGTTCCTGAAAAAGGCTATACACCAGAGTTAGTAGATAATTCAAGCCCACATACTGCTGAACCCTACGTACCTACTGCAGGATTAGATCCTGAAATAATGTCTCAGGTTCAAGAGGCTTCTCAAGCAGCAGCAATAAAAGCATTTGGCAAACCTGCTGTAATAGAAAAGAGGCAAGCAGACAGAGCAGATAACACTAGACTTACAGAGTTTGGTCAAAGAGGTAGAACTAACTTAGCAGGAAGACCTAATGAAACCAAAACAGCGTTTGTTAAAACTGCGACAAAAGGTTTAACTGATGAAGAAAAAGAAGGTGGCTCAGAATTAGATAGCCGCTTCGGTATTACTGGACTAGAAAAAGGTGGATTAGTAAAAAAACCAAAAGTTGAAAAGGTAGTAAAAGCACTAAAGAAAGCATCTAAAAGCCACGCTAAACAAGCAGCTATTTTAGAAAAAGAAATAAAAGACTAATAAATAAAATATCCGAATAACTATAAGGCCACTCGGCTACGGCTGACCCCAACATAAAAAGGAGAATAAATATGGCTGAAGGTGGAACTATGATTCATGAGAAGCAGGATATAAAATCCGTTCAAATGAACTCACAATCACATGCACGTAATGAACAACGCATCAAAGATGATGAAGCTGAATTAGAAGCTCTCATGAAAATGGCTAGAGGTGAAGTAGATGAAGAAAGTACTGAAGATCAACCCGATAGCGAAGAGCCTGAAGCTGAACCAGTACAGGCAGAGAGTGATACCGAACAAGAAGAAGAACATGAAGATGAAGCACAAGAAGACACTGATGAAGAGTTAAGTGCTGAAGAAAAAACTTTTAAAAGACGTTACGGTGATATTCGCAGACATCTACAAAAGAAGGAAGAAGAATACGCTGCTAAAATTGAGAAGCTAGAAGAACAGCTAAATCTTGCAGCGAATAATGAACTTGTACTTCCAAAAAGTGATGATGAACTAGAAGCTTGGACAAAACAAAATCCTGACATAGCTGCTATTATTGAAGGTCTAGCAGAGAAAAAATCACAGTCTGCTGCTGCTGATCTAGATGCACGTCTTTCTGAAATAGAAGAACTACGTATAGATGCTAGAAGAGAAAAAGCAGAAGCTGAGTTATTTGCTATGCATTCAGACTTTGAAGAGATTAGGTCTGATGATGCTTTTCATAACTGGGCTGATGAACAACCTAAATGGGTTCAGGACGCTCTCTATGAAAATGTAGATGATGCTAAGTCTGTGTCTCGTGTAATTGATTTGTACAAAGCAGACAAAGGAATTAAAAGAAAAGCTAAAGCGTCTTCAGACAAAGCAGCAGCAGCCTCTGTAAAAACAAAAGGCGCAGTTACACCTGATCCTGATGATACTAATAAGTATATAAGAGAATCAGAAGTAGAAAAAATGTCTATTAAAGAATACGAGAAGCGTATGGATGAAATTATGGAAGCCCAACGCTCTGGTAAATTTATCTATGATATATCAAAAAAATAGTTGACAAACTAGTTATTGTAGATAAAACTATAGTATATACACATTAGTTAAAGTGTGTATGCTTAACAAAGCACTAGCCACAGAAGACTCACCTCCTAGTATTGGCCCAGCGCAGAGAGGCAGCGCAGCCTCAAAGCTTAAACTGACTACCCAATAACGAAGAGCCTCTTATGGTGGATATGTAGTGTCAATTTTCACGCCATATCTATAAAGGAGATTTAATTATGGCTATAGCACTCGCCTCTGGCAAGAGTGGATTTGACGGTAATTTTAGCCCGATCATCTACGCAAAACAGGCACAGATTGCTTTACGTAAATCAGCAGTTGCCAACGCAATCACAAACAACTCCTACTTTGGAGAGATTGCAAATCAAGGAGATGTTGTACGCATCCAAAAAGAGCCTGATGTAACAGTCAACGCTCTTGAGCGTAAAACAGCTATCACTGTCCAAGACCTAGATGACAGCGACTTCCAGTTAACCATTGACCAAGCTAACTACTTTGCTTTTAAAATGGATGACATCGAAGATCAGTTTTCACATGTGGACTTCTCAAGCCTAGCTGCAAATAGAGCAGCATATAAAATGGCTGATGCAATGGACGTAGACCTATTGTCATATATGTCAGGCTACGACACATCAGGTGCGTTAATTACAACTACATCTGGTACTGCACAACACCCAACAGCAGGTAATCTAAATGGTGAATTTTTAAAAGCTAACCAATTAGACGCTACTGACATGGGTCAATTAGGTTCTGCAGACTCTGCATCAACAGCTTACGCTACTGGTGACTCAATCCCACTAGCTGCACGTCTACCAGGTGCTACATCACTTTCAACAAATGTTGTATCACCACTAACAGTCATCGCTCGTATGGCTCGTGTAATGGACGTAGCAAACGTGGAGTCACGTGGACGTTGGTTGGTTGTCGATCCAGTATTCATGGAAATCTTGAAGGACGAAGACTCACGTCTTCTAAACTCAGATTACGGTGGATCAGGTCTACAAAACGGTCTAGCTGTTAACAACTTACACGGCTTCAGAGTCTATGTATCTAACAACTTACCTGCTAAAGGTACAGGTGCAGGTACATCAGGTTCACTAGCACAAGACGCAAACTATGGTGTGATCTTAGCTGGTCAAGAAGACGCAGTTGCATCTGCAGAGCAGATCAACAAAGTTGAGAACTACAGAGATCCTGACTCTTTCGCAGACATTGTACGTGGTATGCACCTTTACGGACGTAAGATTTTACGCCCAGAAGCATTGGTGTCAGCTATCTACAACGCTGCTTAATAAAGCTAAACTTGGAGGCTGGCTTAGTGCTGGCCTCTTTGTGCATTATCTAATTAAGAAGCTGTCATGTCTATAACATCATCTATGTGTAATACATTCAAGCAAGAACTCCTTGGAGGTGTTCACGACTTAGACACTGACACATTAAAGCTTGCCTTAATAAAAGGTTCTCCTAGTGGAACTTATGGCAGCGCAACCACCAACTATTCTGATCTTGGTTCTGATGAAGCATCAGGAGCAGGGTACTCAGCAGGTGGAACTATTGTTAGCGGAGCTTCTATAACGTTAGATGGAGCAACAGCATTCGCTGATTTTTCAGATGTAACATTTGAGGATGTATCTGTAAATGCTTTGGGATGTCTGTTATATAACTCTTCTAAGAGCAATAAAGCAATAGCTGTGCTTACGTTTACTACAATAAAGAAATCAATTAATGCAGATTTCGTAGTATCGTTTCCTGCAGCTACCTCATCAAACGCCATAATTCGAATAACGTAAAGGAGAAAACAAATGGCAACTTTTAATAAAATCGCTGACTTCGTAGAGAACGCAGTGGAAAATATGAACTTAGGTACTGATCAGTTTAAAGTAGCACTGACCAATACAACACCAGGCAGTGAATCAACACCACCAACAGGTGACGGTGCTGGTATTCTTGCCAACTTAACTGAAGTCGGTAACTACGGCAACCTATCAGGTTCTAACCCACAAAACATTACCACAACATCTTCATCACAAACTGGTGGTACATATAAACTAGTGTTAGCTGACTTAACTCTTACTGCTTCAGGCGGTGCTGTTGGTCCTTTCCGATATATTTATATTTACAA